AATCTTCCTATACCAACAGATTGTTGAGCATAAACGTTAAATGCTGCGTTACCCTGTTCAACAAGCCAAACATTTTCTTGACCACCTCCCCAGTTAGCGTAAGATACATTGTTATAAAATACGGTTGAACCAGATCCTGGGTCTTGTGTTTTAGTAAATGCTAGAGCTGTTAAAATGTCAAACTGGCTAAAGTTACCTGGTTGCTCTTGAATGTTATTTCTAAAAGCACCATCTACTGTTAAACTGCTTGTTATTGAAGCTGAACCTGTAAATATACCGTCCCATGTACCTGCATTACCAGCTACATCTGCATAAGATGCTGTTACTGAGTAAGAACTTGATATACTGTTATCTGCATTTAATGCATGTGATGCACTTGTTGCTATAGAAGCCGTTAACGAACTTGTTACAGAACCAACTATTCTACTACCTGAAAGGTTACCTGTTGTGTTTTGTAAAGTTATTTGAGATGAACCACTTACAAGTGTTGGTTTGTTAGCTACATTTGTATATTCTACGTATGATGCTGTGTTTGCATTGACTGCATGTGAAGCACTTATTGCATAAGATGCACTTACTTGTGGTGCTGAATTTATTGCATAAGATGCAGTTGTTGCAAATGATGCTGATGTTGCATTTGTTACATTCAACGATGAACTTACCACTGGTTGTGGAACACCATTAACATCCCCTAACCATACATAATTTTCAAGTATGTTAGGTAAATCATTTGTTCTTCCAGAACCAAGTACGATAATTTCACCATCTGATGCATCTACCTTACCTACTACACCGATGTTCTGTATTAAATGAGATCCTGTTGGTTTGGTTTCTGTTAAAGCTCCATTTAAACCAACATAAACCACGTTACCTTCTGTAAATGTAGATGTGTTAATACCTGTTAATCTTCCTGCTATTATAGCTTCACCTGCACCAGAAGAGTTAATATTTTCGTTTGTTACTGCAACAGCCGGCACATCTCCATCACATGATGCTGTAATAACAAGTAAATTCTCTCCTATAACACCTGTTGGGTGTACTGGTGAACCTTTTGCTATGGTTGATGATTGTGCATTTTTAACTGTAATTACAAGATCATTTGAATCTAATGCAACGTTAGCAAATAAAGAAGTACTTGCCGAAACTGCTGTTGATGCAAAAGATGAACTTATAGATGTATCTGAATTTAATGCATGAGATGCACTAATAGATGAATCTGAATTTTCAGAATGTGATGCACTTACCGCATATGAAGCACTAACTACCGTACCGGTTAAGTGTGATGCTGTTACGGCATATGATGCTGATGTAGCACTTGCTACTGTTCCATCTACATTTGCTCCTGCAACATAAGAAGCTGTATTTGATGTTGTTGATGTATTTGCATTTGATGCATGACTTGAACTAACTGCATAAGAAGCAGAAGTTATTGTACCTGTTACTACTGAGGCTGTTAAAGCATATGATGCTGAAGCTACATTACCAACTACATTACTTCCACTTACTGCATCTGCTATACCTGCTGTGTCTGCATAAGATGAACTTACTTCTTTAATTATCTCAACTGAAGCACTTACAGCATAAGAAGCTGAAACTGCATAAGAAGATGATGTTGCATTATCTGCATTATCTGCTTGTGAGGCATGTGAAGAACTAACAGCATAAGATGCTGATTCAATTTGCCCTGTTAAATGTGAAGCAGTTATTGCATTAGATGCTGTTATGTCTAATGATGTTATAGCAGAGCCTGTACCATCTGTTACCTGATCTGAACCAGATATCTGTAGAAGGTTCTGAAAACTTGCTGATATATATTGGTTTGTTAGATTTAAGCCCATTCTTTATCTATTTTGGTAAGGTTATATTGTTTGATGTAAAGTTTTGAGGATATTGTGGATACTTTGAATCATAAACTGGATACCCTCTCTTTAAAAACTCTTGTGCATTTCTAATACCTCTGTTAAACACAAATGGTGATCCATATTTTGTTGAGTAATCTGGATTTTGTTCGTATAATTTATTTGATTGATTAAGTTCTGGAAATAAAGCTTGTTCTTCAATTAAATAATTTGTTAACCTATCGTTATAGTATTCAAGTTTGTTTTGAACAGATCTTCTTTTCATGTTATAGTAAGATATGTCAACCTCTAAACTATTTTCACCCCCGTTTGGCTGTATAAGACCGTTGTTTCTTGGTCTTAAGTAAATGGCATCAAGTGAGTACCAATATGCTGCATAAAGTAACGTATCTTGAATATAACTATCAAGTAAGGTTTTGTAGTTTGAATTTGCTGAATCTCCTATTGTTCCTGATGATACAAGATCTAAAATTTTATCATACAGAAGAGTTCCAAGAGTTGACTGTAAGGTTATATCTTGAGCTTCCCTGATAGCATTTTTGATAAGTTCAGAATCCACATTATTGTTTATATCTGAAAAGGTTCTAAGTTTAACCTCCGATATTAGAAATGTCTGAGTCATTTGTTTGTTCGTTTATTTGTTCGTCCTCTTGGTCTGATACTTCTACCGATGTTACAACTTCTTCTTCTGATTCTCCATCTTCATAAAGTCTTTTTGTTTCAACACCGATAACTATACCTGGATAATTTACTTCAAGTAAAGTTTCAAAGCATCTTAAAATGTCTTGCTGATATGGTTCAATTACCATATTGCTAAATAATAAATAAGCATCAACTACCTCATCTCTTCCTCCAAGTTGTCCAGCTTCTTTTATACCTAACATCATAGGTGATGTAATTCTGTGAGCTGTTAAAATCTTCTGCATCGACATATCATTAATTGTTGTGTAATAATTGTCGGCTCCATTTTGAGGTATTGGTGTTATGTCCGGTTTATTGTCTGGTGAATCAAGATCCATATAAAGTAAAGATCCTGCATTTGATGTTCCACCATAATTTGCTCTTAACATAGACTCTACTGCATCAACATCATCATCCGATCCGTTCATGTAGGTGGTTATTGCAAGAGAAGGAGCTAAACCGTTCTTTATATTTGATACATGAAAATTATCAATTTCGGTATCAAGTTCTATAATTTTTAAAGCTCCGTTATATACAGGAAGTGGATAATATAATTGTACGGGCCTATATTGATGAGAGACATATATTTGGTTAGGGTGTTCTTGTGCCTTTGATTGGTCATAAGAACATAAGTAAAATACTTTATCGTCTGATGATTTTGTGTATTGTTTCCATTCAGTTGATATGTAATAACCCGGTATGTGTCCTCTGTGATCTTTTTCGGCTGCTCTTACTTGAGAAAAGTCTATATGATAAACTTCTGCAATTTTTGTTCTATCTAAAGACCAAATTACCTCAAGTGAAAATGCACCGTGTATGTAATAATCCATAGCTGCTTTGCTATAGATGTCATTCCAAGTTTCGCCTCTTTTGTTTGCTCTTTCTAAATACACTTCCTCATTTGCTGTCATACCACCTCCTATGATAGCTTCTGTAACAGCGTTTATACAAGCACCGTGTATTGATGATCTGTTGTATAATTCAATTAAATGTTTAGGAAACATGTTATCTTCACCCGACTTGATGTATTTGTCAGATGTTTTTTCTTTGTATGATACCCAATCGTTTTTTTGTCTTGGTACGTGGGCAAAATGTAGTTTTTTATTTGTCTTAGCCATTATATGTTGAATATGTTCCTTGTTCGTTTGAACTCGTATAATTTGTAAAAACAGGTTCATCAGATCCTACTATCCATGCTCGATCTGTGTCTATGAATCTGCTTCCTGATCTTGCTCTTGCTTCAATCCAAGTTGTATTGGCATTGGTAAACTGTTCAGCAAAAGCACCCCAAGTAACTCCATCGATTAATTGAGATTCTCTTAATTTAACATCATACTGACCAGTTTGACTTGGTATTACAGATGATGAAACCTCAAACGTTAGTCTGGGGTCAAGAAATGTCGGTGTGTTGATTAACGTTGCGTCAAATTGTGACAACGACAAATTGTATGATTGTGAAACTATAAAAGTAAATTCTGATGCCGAAGCTGGTAAGGTTGCATAAACAGAAGATGATTCTGGACATACTGTTACCGTGTTAGTAGTTACTCCTTTATTAAACTGTATCATACAATAAATAAATATAAAAGAGATCTGAGGCAGTTATGGTTAAACCACCTCTTTTCTCTCTTAATTGATTTAACTGACGGTAATTCCTGTTAAGGCATCAGTCAAGGCTCCAGTTGTAGTTATTTCTTGAGCTGGAAATGGTTCTTCACCACTGATAGTTAAAGCATACTGATTGGCATCAGATAGTGCTGTACCAGTAGTTCCTGAACCTGCAGTCACATAACATCCTCTGTTTTCTCCTATATAGAAGAATCTACCAGAATAATCTGTGCTTGCTTGCTCTGTTTCTACTACAACCTTAAGTTGAGTGTTTTCTCCTAATACCTTAACTTGATTCCTTAAAGACGCATCCATTTTATGAAATGCGACTTCTACCGCTTCTGCGTAATAGATAGTTCCATTTTCGAGTGATGGTGATGGTGTTTCTGTCCACGATCCGACTCCTTTTTCTAATTCGAATTTGTAAAAGATTCCAGTTCCAGCTATGTCAGAAATAGCACCTGATGATGCTGTTACTCCTGATACTGAACCTGAAAGGATGTAAACGTTTTTGATACCACCAAGGGAATCTCTACATGGTAAACTTCTACCTGAGGTTATGTCACAAGCCATTGTTATAAGGTTTTAAAGTTAGTATTAGTTTCTATCGTTTGATACTATGTATTCCGGATAAGCCACCTGCACACCCAATTTAGTTGAGATTCTGTGCTTAAGCTGGTCAGAATTAATATCGTACCACATTTGGAAATCAGTAAAGTCTGATTCCAAGTCTGTTCCTACCACTGCATAAGCATCCGGCATTAAACAAACTCTATCACTACCTTGAAGACCCGTTGTTCCAACAACCTTAACATTCTGGAATGGATATGCCATACTTAAGATACCTGATCTGTTTGTAATAGCGTTCATGTCGAAGTAGAAGTTGTTAGCGCTTCTTAGTGCTGTGATATATTTTCTAAAGTTTGTTACAGACATCCATACTGTTAAGTCATCTCTATCAGCTACGTCAGCATCTAAGTTATCGATAAGAGTATCGATTACTAATAATGCATCTGCAGATACGAAAGGAATGTTAGCAGCTGATGGTGTAACAACACCTGTATTTGATCCTGAAGTTAAGTAACCTAAACCTGCGTTAGATCCAGTAGTTGTGTTCCATAAGTACTGGTCGTTTTTCTTAGCAAATTGGTTAACTAACATTTCACCATAAGCGTTAGCTAAGGCAAAAGTCTCATTATATGATCCTGGTGATAAAGCAGAAATACCTAAGTATTTTGTATCAAGATCTTTTAAACATAGACCATCGAAAGATGTTCTTGGTTCCACAGTTATATTTCTCTGTGTTGCAATCATAGATCCAGAAGGGTTAGAAACACACGTTCCACCTTGTATTTGAAGATCAACATCAAAAAGATTTAAAGGCTCTTGGTGCTTAATTCCGGTTTTGATTGGCAGAATTGAAGTTGTTTGGCCTTCGTAGACTGATCTAACAATTAGCTCTCCAGCTACCTCGTTATTAAAGTCGTTTAAGGCACTTACATTTAATCCCATAATTTAAAATTTAAAATTGATTAGTTATTAATTGTTCTTGATTTAAGTTTGTTAAGTATGTAATCTTTTTGAGCAGATTTCATATCAAACCCGAATCCTTTTTTTGTTTCGCTGTTTTTAATCTCTTGAATCTTTGCGAATCTTGATTCTATAGTAGGTTCTGCAGCTGGTGTTGAACTGTAATGTTCTTTCATCTGCTCCTCCATCTCAGCCATTTTTGTTTTCATAGCTTCGATTTCTGGTTGAACTACTTCTGCGATAGCTTCTACGATTGCTTCGTGGATATTCATTTCCTCTTCGTCACCGTGTTCTGCTAACTCAGTTTTGTCATCTTCTTCAGATGTAGTTTCTTCAGTTGCTTCTTCTTCAGAAAGTTCAGTTTTTTCTTCTGCAGTTTCTTCCGTAGATTCTTCTGCTGGAGTTTCCTCTGACATTTCTTCTTTTGAAGCTTCTAAAGACCCTTCACCTGTAGCGTCTGGTTCTTTAATCCCTGTAATTGTACCTTCCTCGTTCACAACAACTAAAGTACCGTCTTCTAACAAGTGTTCACCTGTAGGAGCAACTACGTGCTCGCCCTCAGCAGTAATGACATGCAGCTCTTGACCAATTTCAAAAGGACCATCTGTCATATTAGTTACGACAGTGCCATCTTGTAATTTAGCCTCTGAAAAGTTCTGCGTGATTTCTTCTTGCAAAGGTGATTGTTCTGTTTGTTGTTCTACGAGGTTGAAGTATTTTTTGACCAGGGACTTTAATTCATTTTTATTCATACTAAAAGAATTAATTTGGTTAAAAAATAATTTTACTCAACAATAAATATATATGATACTATTAAATGTAAAAAAACCTAACAGAGTTACTGTTAGTTACAAGATGTTACAAGAGAAAACCATGGGAAAAGTTGGTAGATTGAGATATTTTGCCTATATTAAGGTATAATATTAAATAAAAAGAGATGAGTTATTTTAGAAAAGGTAGAAGATCCTTTCAAAACTTTAACAGTAAACCGAAAATAAGTGCATTTACGATACGTCATGATTCAGATCCGACAGCATTTCAAACTGCAATTATTCTATACAAAGGTTTCGATAAAGATAATCAAACAAAACTTTACGAAGCTACTACTATGGGTAACACTTTTGAGATAAAAGTTGAACCTGAAGATTACGAACGTGGTGAGGTTACCATACAATTTAAGAAGAAAGAAGACTTTAAACAGTTAAAGCATTACATCTATAATATCATATCGATATTTAAACAGCAAGGTTGGACCGGTACAGGTTTGACTTACGATGAACTGGAAGAAGACTTTATGAACAACCCTAACAAGAAATTGTTAGATTATGATGTTATAGACTAATCATGACAGAAATAATTTACAATTTTCAAGTAATGTCCCAAGCAATAACATCAGAGGATGTTGATGCTTATTTAAACTTAGGTTTTAAAAGAGTAGGCCGTAAAGGTATGGTCTTTCAAAAACATTATGTTTTTCCAGAAGAATCTGTATTAGATTGGCCAACTGAGTTTTACCAACTAAAAGATAAGTACAGATTATTTATACTTTACGAATCTTTAGTATACGTTAAAGACGGAGTTATAGATAATATTGATGTTACCAATACTAAATCACTTGACGAAGTTGAAAAAAATTATTTAACAACTTATAAAGTTAAATCCTAAAAGATGGATATAGTATTTTCTATTTTGATTTTGTTTATGATCCTTTCAAGACCTTTCTTCATTGGATTTGTTGAAGGGTTCTTGGATGGGTTTAATAAATGGTTAAAAAAGTTATGAATTTAAACCCTAAAAGATTAGTTACTTTTCAACGAAGATTTTTGAATCTATTGAAAACAGAGTTACAAGAAGCACATAAAAGGGGAGAAACCGATTATGTATTTTGGTTAAATCTTAAATTCGTAAAGTCTAAAAGAATGTTAAATAAAAAAATAACAAAGGTAAAAAAAACTTAAAATAAAGTTGGTAAATTGAGAAAAAGTTCTTATATTTAAGTATAATAAAAAATTAAGGTTATGTATAAAAAGTGTACAATAGTAAGTAATATAAAAGGTATCAAGGTAACCGAATTATCGAACGGTTACTCAGTAGATAAGTCAGGTGATTCGTTCCCTCTTGGTTTCTTTGAATCAAGACTTGAAGCAGAAAGTTTTGCTAACGCTCACCGTCTAACAGTAAATTAGTTTGTCATAATCACAACTATTTTATTTGTAAGTCTCCTAAGATGTTTGTTAACATGTCATAATTTATCTGTTCTTAGGAGGCTTTTTTTCATGTATAAGTTTTAATTAAAGGTCTCCATTTGTCTGTCAGGAGGCCTTTTTTTTTGTTAAAAGTTGTTTGTTTAACGATAAAGTTCTAACTTTAGATATAATTAATTAAATAAAATGAAAAAGGTTATATTTTTATTATGTGTTTTAACACAATTTGCAAATGCTCAGGATAAGGTTTATGCTGGGTATCAATTCGGTTTTGGAACCGATTACACAAATGCATCAAATGGAGCTTTTATACAACTCGATAATATTGGGTTTGAATATGACTTCGGTGCATATATAGATCACATGGCTTATTCAGCCTTTGATTTTACTGAAGATATGAATTGGTCACCAGGTGGTTCATTCCAAAGGATTGGAGTATTTGGTACCATACCACTTAATTCTACCTATCATCCTTTTGAGGTTAGAGCAGGTGGTGGTGCTCTTTTAACTGAGCTCATAACTATGGATGGAACTCGATCCAAGAACTCTATGTATTTTAGTATTGGTGGTAACTTAGAATTTAGTGATATAATATACTTTACAACTTCTTACGTATGGTCTGATTTAGGTAATCAGAATACGTTTAGAATGGGTGTAGGTTTTAGATTATTTTAAGATGGCATTTATACAAAAATCAAAAGTTACGGTAAAAGATTTAGTAAGAGAGTTACGTAAGGTAACTCGAGATATCGACCAAAATAAAGTTAAGTCGGTAAAGTATCTTAAAGATGCTGGAATGAGTCAACAAATGATTGTTGAAGGTTATATAGATGAAGTAATATACACGTTAAAAGGATTATTAGATGAAAGATTTCGATAAAATATCAGAAACTATATGCTGGGGTTTAATTACCTTTGGCACCCTGTATTTTTTAATTAGGTTTACAATTTCTTTTATTTAATTATTGTATCCTTTTTTCAAAGGGGGATTGGTCTTACACATTCATAACCGTTTAACTTAACTGATGTAAGGCCTTTCCTATTTTTTAGGATTAAGAAAACTTTCCTTAAATATTTTAAAAAGATATCCACCAAATGCTCCCACAAAACCAAGGGAGAAAGCAATAATGAAATCTTGAAAATGTATAGCTGTTACAGCTGCTGTACTAAAGTATCCTGAAATTGAATATGTATCTATGTTCATCTTAATTTTGAATTGCACGGTCGGCAAAATATCCTTCCACCGAAAATCCCGTCACTTTACCATCTTTAACCATCTGCCAAACATTTTCATCTTCTATCTTATACATACCCATCCAAGTACCTTGTGGTAGGTTGTCAAACCCGTAAATGTTAGCTTTGTCATTTTCTGGATCATCGATCAACCAAGTTTCAAGCATATAACCATCTACTGGTGTGTCTTGATCATGTTCAAGATTCATTTTATCAACAAGCTTGTCTTTCATCAATTTGTTAGCTATCTTTTGAATAGTATCTTTTGAAAAGTAAACGTAAAACGGTTCATCATTCTCATCTACCCTAAATATCAGACGGTCTGGTATCATAAGAGGACCAACCGTAATACGTTTGTCTTCATCTAATGCAAACTTTGTCTTTTTAAAAGCTACCTGAACATCGTTATCTGGTATAGAGCTATCCACACCTATTGATACGTTGGCTGATGGTATGTTTGCAATAGTTTGAGGTTGTAACGATTTGATGTCTCCTTGATCATCTTCTTTCTTGTTGTATAAGTAAATCTTTTTCCAAAAATGTCTACAATTATACGAACCTTTGTATTGAAATATGTTATAGTATCCAAACTCTTCAGAATTTGCACCTTTTATAGTCATTCTATCGATATCTTCTTTTCTAAATAAAAGATCGAGGTTGATTAACCTTCTGCAAAATTTTCTTGTGTTGGATTGTATTTTAGGACCTTTACCAGCCATAACATCATATTGATATAAGATCTTATACTGACCTCTCATATCATTTGTTGGTTTGTCTGGATTAGAATCTATCCTTGATGGTAAAGCAAAGTCTTCTTTAGATAGTTTTTCTTCTTTAACAACTACCCATCCTTGGTCTTGTAGTTTCTTTAAGGATATCCCTGTTTCTGATAGTCGCTCTAATAGTTTATCTTGAACGTTAACTGGTAGGTCATCATAGAAAGAAAAAACATCTTTGCTTTGTTCTTCTCTTATGTCTTCTAATTTATTTTGAGCCCACTCTATACCTGCTCTACCGCCCCATGCATCGACCATTAAGCCTCCGCAACCTTCACTGTATGGAACATCCTCGTGTTGGAGGTGTCGAGCAAAGCTTGCCATTCTTGCAATAGTCTCTTCTGAAATTGGTCGTCTGTTAGCAAGTTGGTTAGCTCTGGCCCATCCCACTCTCGTACCACAGTCATTATCAGGGTGGCTATCTCTCCATTCGAGTGCTCTTCTGGCAGCATTTGTGGCAGATTCAGGGTAATCAGTATAGGAAGCGAATTCATCTACTGTATCTTTTTTTTTTAGTTGAAAAGTATCATGGCATATTGCCGTAGCTTGACTGTCATCATAACCTTCTGATTTAAGAACGGGTATACATCTTTGTAAGTAATCTTCTTTTGATTCTCCTGGAAGACTTTCTACAAATAACTCGTTCATAGCAAGTTTTATGATTTGATAAGTAATTGCATCATCAACCTTATCTTCGTTAAAAGCAAAGAAAGGTACTTCGATAGCTGGTTCGTTTACCAAAGCTACCTCTGATACACCTAATTCATCTTCTAAATTTTCTATAAGTAATTCGACTATACGCATATTAATAAATAATTAGTTTAACGTTCTACGTGATAATATTTTAGCATCAGCTTCTTCTTCCGATCTTACATCACCAGACAACACATAAGTTCTGAATGCTGGTACTGCTGCTTGATCTTGAACTGTTTGTACTTGTGGTTGAGGAGCTGGTTGTACTGCTAACGATGGAGGTGCCATAGCTGAGGAAGTATTTACTTTATTTGATCTTAAAGTGTTTCTTATGTTAGATAAAACTGCTCCTATTTGTACAAGATAAGCTGCTCCTAATATGGCATTGAACGGAAACGGTACTGAAGCAAGTGTTTTAACTAAACCTGCTTGACTATCTACTGTAGCCTCACCCATTTTTAATGCCATACGTCTTGCTGCTGCAGTTGTTTCTGCTGTTATTTCTTGAATAAGTAAAGCTTGACGTGCTATAAATGCAGCTTTACCGATAGCTGTTTCTTGATTTGCTGTTGCTTCAATTACACTTAATAATTGTAGTCTTGATTGACGTTGCATTTCATCAAGTTCTAAACTATCTTCTTTTGTTTTGTTATAATCTTGTAACATAGCATCTAAAGCTTCCATATCATCAAGCTCATCTATGTCTACAAATTCTGGAAGTGTATCTATATCAATTCCTGTTTCTTCATCTTTTACCGTTCTGTTAAATGCATTAGCAAATGACATACCTGCTTTCTCTCCTTCAGCAGCAAACCATTCCTGGACTTCATCTTGTACTGCTTGAAGTTCTTCTTCAAAAGCCCACTGAGCTTGTAACTCAGCCAGTTTAGCATTTCTTGCTTCTATGTATGCTGTTGCATCATCTTGTCCTTGTTTGGTTAATCTTTTTTGTATACCGGCTATAACTCCTTGATCGAAGTCTGTCTTAACATTTATGTTACCAAATTGTTTTCCTGCTTCTTTGAAGTCTAATCTAAACAATGCAGCAAAACCTGCAACAAGTTTACCTGCTGTTTTGGCTATGGCTGTTGTAACACCGTTGAATAGATCACCCATTCTTTCAAATGCAGCTCCTAAATCAATTGAACCTAAACCAGCATCTTTTAATACTTGAGAAAATTCTTCAAACTTAGCTACAATCGAACCAATTATAGTTACAACTACAGCTCCTGCTGCTACATAAGGGTTAGCTAATGTTGCTGCATTAAACCCTAACTGAGCTCCTGTTGCTGCTTTAAATGCAAGAGATAACTGACGATAACCTTCTGAAATATCTTTTATACCTATACCTATAGCTATAAATGAAGCCGCTTTACGTTCAAATTCCCCAAACACTTCAGATTCTATACCAAATGCTCCTAAAGTACCTACAGCTGCCTGTAAAGTACCAGCAAATGTTTTGATTGCTCCATCAGCAGCCATAAACTTATCTTCAGCCGTAAAACCTCTTATCTGAGAGTTTACATCTTCAAGTTCTCTTTCAAGTGCTTGTGCTTGTTTGGTTAAATCTTCAAAAGCTTGTGAATTTCTATCTACCGATCGTAATTCTTCGTTGATATCAGCTAAACTTTCTTCGAGTTCGGCTAACGTCTTCTTAGATTTAATTTGAACATCAATGTTGATGGTTTGATTCGCCATACTAATAAATAATGTTTACGTTGTTGATTGTATTGGTTGTTAAATGCATACTATATCGTTATACTTACCTTCATACTGTGTAACTACACTGTTATAGAGCGTTTCTTTGTTAGGTTCCTTCCAGTATATATCAACTATGATAAGATCATATGTAGAAGCTGGTAGATACGAATATGCATCTGCATGTTCTATTGTTATACTTTCATCCAACCATGTAACGTTGTCAATAAGTTCTTGATCGTTATCTATAACATGTACAGATGCTGATGTATTTGTTTTGATCCAATGTGGTATGTATCCCATACCTAAACCTACAACAAGAACTGAGTTATATGATTTGTTTTGGATTTTTTCTACCATATACTTGTAATCTATATCATCATACGATCCAGAAGAACAAGAATATACCCATTGGTCG